GCAATATCATTTAAGCATCTTGGAGCAGGGCACGAGGGAACTGTCACGGTCTGAATTGGCGCGGCAGATGACTGGCTCACGCTCACACTCGGCGGAATTGACTCGCTCGGCGTTTCTCCGCAATGGCAGCATCCCAGCAGCATCACAGACTCTCCGACCATGAGCCGCCCGGACAATCAGCAGCGTAGAGCTGCCATTCGCCGTCGATCATTTCAGCCTTGCCATATGTGCCAGCGTCGACGCTGATTTGTGTAAAGCGATTTACGATCGTGATTGAGTCTGTAGACAGCGTCAAATCACCGTCTGTTTTCCTGCGGAGTACTCGTGCAGTTGCTGTGCTTGGGTCTCGCTTGGTGTTAACGGCCGCTGGCAGGTCTGACGTTAAAACAACCTGCAGGCGGCTCATTCCGCCGCGTGGTCGAATCTCAGCGTAGGTCGTTTCCCCAGTGCCAATTGACTGCAGCAATGAAGCCGCATCGTCTGCGTTAAATCCATATGTTCGTTCGTCTGGCATGTTAGCCTCTCAGGAAGCTGCTAAACGACACCTCTGGATACATATCAAATTCCAATGTGCTTGGTGCGGTTCCCGCTGCGACTTTCCCGCCTGATCCGTTTAGCCCGCCAAGAATCACGTTTCCATTGTCGTCTAAATATGGCTTAAGCTTTCCGCCGTCGAGATAAACAGTCCCAACATCTAGCCGCTTGTGCTTCCAAGTGCCGCTTCTGTATCGCAACGCATATCGCGTTAATCGTCTTCGTGATCCGTAGTAAAAGCCGACTACCGATGACAGCACTGTACACAAAAGCGTTTTTGCGGCCTTCCCCTTAAATGTGCCGTTATTTACTACTTCGTTTCGATCGATGACATTTTCATCCGTGATTGAATCGGACTCAAATTGATACAACTCCCAAATGGGAATAAATCTTGAAATCGTGATGCCCGTTTCGAATGGTTGACCGGCGCTGTTTGCGATGGCGACTGCGCTTTGGTCGAAACTCGCTATAGATTGCTGCCGCTCGAACTTCGTTTCGTAAATCGGAACCCACTCAGTCGGATCGGAACTGACGCTCGTTCCAGATGACGCCGTAGACGACTGACCTTCAGACACCTCGGAGCTAAACGTTGCACTAACATCCCAAAGTTTTCGCTGGTCTTCTCTTCGCGTCGCGTCAAGTCCACGGCAGATGCAAAACCCGCTGGATGATGTGCTAACGTTGACAATCGGCAAGCCAGTGGTGTTAAGCACCTCCAGCCGCGACACGTTCACCGAGTCGCACTCGACAAGAAAGTGATACTCCTCTTCCAGCACCGCGATCCCGCCGGATGATCGAATGCTGGACTTGCCCTCGCTTTTTTCGCCTCGCAGTGTCGTTGCCATTACGGAACCTGTATTCCTGTCGCTTGAATTGCCAAGTCAAGTTGCGTTGCCGTCGATGCTGTCCCAAGTCTCGTCACATAGTCGCCCGTCGATCTGTCAGCGTTCGGCATGATTCCTCCAGCCGTGTCGGACACAAGATAAGTTTCGCCGACTGTCATTGTCGTGCCGACAAGAATGATCGATCCGCCAACGGCAACAAGTCCATAGCCATCTGTCACGCCAGGCGTCATTGCGATTCCTGTCGCTGCTGCCAGCGTTGCCGATGCGTTCGCGTCCGATGCGACGTACTTGCTGGAGCTAAGGGAAACTGGCTGCCCGACTGCTACGGTGCCGCCGTATTGCAAGGTGCGAACCTGCGTTGTTGCTGTCGGCCTAACCGCCGTAATTCCGCTGAGATCAGCCATTATCGAATTCTCCTGAATCCATTTTCTTTTGCTTCTCTTAGCAGGCTATCCATGATCGCAATCTGCCGCGTCGCCAATGCGTTCGCTGCCTGCTGCTCTTTAAAAAGCTGCTCTGCCTTCCATGCAATCTGCACTTCGCCCGGCGTTGGCTGATCTGGGACGGCCGCCACGCTCATCTGACGATTGATTTGATCTGCTGAAAACTTGGCAGCCTCAGCAGATCCGACTTCCATGCCGGCACCCGGCCCGGCCGCAACGTCTGCTCTGCGCTGCTTGTTCTTTTCTTCCTGCTGTGCAAAGTAATCCATTGCGGCTTTGCGAGCCGTTTCCATGTCTCGCTGAAATTGCTCTTCAACCTGTCGTGCTGCCTGTTCTCGCTCTTTCTTGCGATCTTCAGCCGCCTTTTTGTACATTTGTTGCTCGTCTTTGTACTTCTGTTTCTGCTCTTTAAACCAGTCGTCTTTTGCTTTTTTTTGGTCTTCAATCGCCTTCATTTGCGAATCATGCGCCTGCTCCGCAGCCTTGCGTTCGGCAATTGCAACTTCATTTACCACGGTTTTTTTTTGCTGAAACTCTTCATGTGTTCGCTTTTCTTTTTCAAATGCGGCTTCTCGTTCTCGCTGCTCTAGCAAGTCGAGAAACTTGTTCATTTCGGTAGTGTCGACAGTAAAATTTTTGACGCTGTTAATCAGGTCCGTCACCACCGCGATTGCAAACCCCAGCCCCTGCGATATGCCATCGATCAGGTTAATGACCGCATCAAGAATTGGCTTCAATCGCGTAAAGGTGTCGAGCAACTGAATAAGCAGCGGCCCCATTGCTTGCCCCGCAGATGCAGCCTTTTGCTCAAGGTCGCTGAGTGCGATGTTGAGCTTTCCGCTGACCGTACCAGCTAGTCGCTCGGTCATGCCGTGGAACATCCCGCCGGCTGAAGTAGCATCCTCAAATGCTTGTCGAACTTCCTGTGATGATATTCCACCGTCCTCCATTCGCTTCTTTAGCTCAATCATCGTTTCGCCGGTGGTCTTGCTGATCTGCTGCAGCGGATTGAACCCCGCGTTGATCATCTGCAGCAGGTCTTGACCCATGAGCCGACCGGCTGCCGTTGTCTGAGAGAATGCGAGCGACAGCATCTTGAATCGGTCGTTGTTCCCACCTGTGACATCAGACAGCATCTGCAGATTTTTTTGCACGTCCTGCGCGGCGACGCCAAAACTCATCATTGTTTTCGTCGCGTCTGCAGCATTGCTAAACGTAACTGGCGATTCGGCAGCAAACTTGCGAATCTGCTCAAACAGTAACTGTCCGTCTTTTGCACTGCCGGTCAAAACCTCAAATGCGATCGTGGCATCCTCGACCTGTGATGCAAGGTTGATTGACTTTGCGACCGTCTGAACGCTCAGGTAGGCTGCTGCCATGCCCTTGATTGATGCGATTGCCGATGATGATGATACCCCCGCTTCCTTTGAAGCCTTGGTCACGTCTCTGATCGCCGGTGCAGCCTGTTCGTGCTTTCGCTTCAAATGCTCGACCGCGTTCGCATACTCAACCGATTTTTTTCCGGACTCAGAAAACGCACGATTTAGCAGCCCCAGCTCCTGCTTAAACTTTTCCGCAGGCGGCACCGACTGACGCATAATCGTGGCGACTTTAGACACTTCGCCCTTCGCGAGGTTTGCCCCCTCGCTGAAGTTGGATACGTCCATTCCTAGACGTACATTGAGTGCGGTGATCGTTGTCATGAGAAACCAAATGCCCGCTTGAGAATGTCAGTTTGTGCCTTTGGGTGACTAATGCCGCGTGATTTTAGCTTTGTCCGTTTCTGCCACTTCATCGAATCCGATGGCATAAAATCGACCACGCTCAACGGATCGACCTTTGCCCCTCGTGTTGCCGCCATCATCACCGTGTTGCTGTGAATCATTGCAGAGACAGACGCGAATTGTTCCCAGTGCGATCCAAACGGCTCGCACTGGTAGTACGCCCACCACACATCAAACACCCGATCCGATATCGAATCCAACCACGCCTCTGGATCGTCTATTCCTAGCTCAAGGCAGACTCGGCAAGCGAATCTAAGACGGTGGTTTTGTCGGACTCCCCCAGCGTTGTCGACGCCTCACTAACGATGGCAAACTTCTGACACTGCTCCGACAACTGCTGATAAAACGCAAGATCAATTGAGCCGAGTTGTTTCGTCTCGGTATCCTTAAACAACCGCTCGCCTTCTTCGTCAATCCACATGCGTGCGGTTAGCAGCATGATTGCATCGTTTAGGTTCGTCGCATTCCACTTGCCATCCTTGTCGACCAAGGACATCTGGTATTGCGAGTGCTCCAGCGGCGTTGGTCGCTGAAGCCTGACCTTATGCCCGCAGACTTCGATGTCCTTTGTTGCTCGTTTCGTCAACTTTCCTAACGTCGCTCTCGTTAGTGTCATTACTCTTCATCCTCGTTTGGTTCGAGATCGGGATCGACCGGCATAACAACGCCGCCGATTTTTAACGCTGCTGTTTCATTCACAGCCTGAATCAATTCAGCCTTTGTTGTTTCGCTGAATGACACAATGCACTGCAGCCATGCGTCGGGCGATTTCGGCAAGTATCCGACCTGCACGTCATCGCAAAACACGATCCATTGCTCGTGATCCACTGGCGATCCGTTAGGAGCTTCGCCGATGTGGTCAATCAATTTGATTTGCATCATGTCTCTCGTGTCTGTGATAGGGTTTCGCCAGTCATTTTCAAGGTGAACTCACAATCCATCGTTTCGTTGTTTGCCAACTGAGGAAACGCAACACGGCTGAAGAACGCCTTGCCTGTGATCGTTCCGCGTGTTACTCCGCTGGTTGCTGTGCTGAGCTGCGGAAGCGTGACAGTCACAGTTGCGACTGTTCCGTCAATTGGCGGCAGTCCCAAAGATGGACTGAACCGAACCACGCCGCTAATCTCGTTTGGCGTAGCCAAATCGTGTGGGTCATTTCGGGTGAATCCAGTGTCTGCCAGCAATGTCACGTCGCGCTCACCAAGCGTCCATTCCCCTGGATTAATGGAAACAACATTTCCCGCCCACGCTGTAGTGATGCCGGTCGTCTGTGCTCCACCCAGTGTAATCGTTGCTGTGTTGCCGGTCTTAAATCGTGTTCCCGTTGCCATTTTACACCGTTTCCTGATAAGCGATCATATAGTCAAAAATCGTTAAATATCGATGCTCCTGTGATCCATCAGTCGGCCGCTCATCCAGCGTCTGGATGCCTCCTGTGATCATTACAGATTCAATCGACACGCCGCCCATTGCTCCGGTGTAACCCTGTAAATCGCTTGCCCTGACTGCTTCTGCAATTAGGTTCGCACCGGCCCGCGTGGAGGCAAATGCGGTAAACTCGATTCGGCTTCTGGCAATACCAGAAAGCCCGTTGATCAGGTGATCGTGCGTCGTGCTTATCACCGTATAGGTCAACGCACCGCCAGTCTTGATGGTGTATCCCTGCGGTAGAACGTCCGGGAATATACGAGTCGACACGAGTGCAGAAACACCCGTATTTGCCGCCAAATATCCTCGCACTGCACTACCGAGATCCGCCATTACTTTGCCATCCGATTTGCTGCTGCTTCGATTCCAGACTTCAAGGTTGAAGTGACGGCCGCTGATGCTGCTGCTCTGGTTTCGTCCGCCGTTTTCTTCACGAACTGATTCACGGCTCGAATTGTTCCAGCATCACGACCCCACAAAACCTTTCGCTTATGATCCTTTGAAAACAGATTTCCGTGTCCGCCACCGTCGCTGTATGACGGCCCTACCAAACCAATCCGGCCAATCAACACACCCAGTTTTTTCTTTGGCCTTACTACTGATCGAATCGTGGTTTTAAGTTGTTTTGCACCACTCCAGCGGCGTTTGGTTTTGCTCGATTGTTTTTTGCGTGACCCATCACTCTGTGGTGTGTTAGCGATCATCGCCACCTCGACTGGCACTGTTCCAGCCTGTATGGCGTCCTCAATAACTGTGCTTCGAATGATCGTTTCCAGTTGCTCTAATTGTTTGAGAAATTTGTTGCCATCAATAAGTTCCATCCCAATCGAAACTCGAGCCATTACAGCACCACCGATTTGCAATAAAGTTCTCGATAGCGATCCATGCCCTGAACTGCTTTGACGTAGACGATCCAGAAACGTTGCCCGTCAATGTCGATCGCCATTTTCGGCGTGTATCCGCTTCGATATCTAACTGTAAATATGGCACTGATTCCGGCCTCCACTTGTCGCCCTCGTGCCCCTTCTCCGCCTGTTGTCGGCTCGTACTTTGCTGGCTCATCGTTCAGCCACGTCGTAAGTGTCACAACTGGCTGCCCGGCTTCGTCCTGTGTCGTTCCTTCCACGCTCACCGTAATGCGGTGTCGCATTGTGCCAAGTCGGAATTTTCGTTCAGGGCGGAAGGTCATGGATAACTTGCCCTCATTTTCTTTGCCACAAGTGCTTCATAGGCTCTTCGCTCGCCTGATGCCGCAATCATGTCGCGATCTTCAAATCGATTAGCCAAGCTCAGCTTGATTGCCATGCGGTCAAGCTCCGGACACGCGCGAGAATCGCTGCCGTATCCTGCCGTGTAAGTAATTTTGACCGCTTCGCTTCTGTCCTGAACAGATGGCCTGACGAACGTGTCAAGAAACCTTACTTCGTCTCCGTCCAAGTAATAGTTTGACGAAGCGACTGTTTGCGTTGCACCTGCCGTGTCCACGTAGGTGACTGAAGAAATGGCGATTGCCGGTCTGACCGAAAGAACAACCGTTGACAGAAACTTCGGTAGTCGATGTTCCAGCGTTCGCGTGATCAATGCGATTGAGGTGTCTCGTTCCCATTCCTCGCGAGCAGCCGCAATCAGCGAAGCCACCTCCGTGTCGTGACTAACGTCGCTTGCCCCGATGCTGAGTTGAGCCTTGGCCTCTGCGATCGTCACTGGCTCGCTCGTTGGTGGTGTCACTACTCTGACAGTGCTCCGAATCTCCTGATCCTTCACTCTGGTCGTTTGGCTCGGATAGTAATCGAGCCACTCTGTTCCGTTGCAAAACATCGAAGACACCTCCGCCAATCACTTCCATCGGGAAACGAGCCCCAACGCGATAGCCTCGCCAGTCCTGAATTAATTCGACCTGCATGATTCGATCCATTCGTTCGGGTATGCGTGAACCGCCTCGTATGTTCGTGGCTCGACCATGACAACCATTTCTTCCAAGTGTCCTATTCGCGTCTGTGGGTCAAGGTAGACGGTGTTTCCAGCTTTCTCCCACTGCTTCCAAAACCAGATATCGTCATCGATTCGCAGGTCGCCCCACTCTCCGTTTTCGTCCGGCTGTGACCAAAACCACGGCTTCGGGACGTTCTTGAGCTTACGCAGGTCAATCACTGTCAGGCCGAAATGTGCTGTTGATACCTGCAGAGGTTCGCCTGTGACTTCTACTGACGACTTGCCCTTGATACTGGCCAACATGGTTTTGTTGCCACGCCGAATTTGCATTGATGCTAGTGCGTCAATGTGCGGATTTGACTCCAGCGTTTCGAGCAAACGCATAATGTCAGAATCCGTAAACAGCGAATCACCATCACAGATCACGGCAATATCACATTCCTTTTCAACGGCTTGCTGCAACATCCTTTGCATACACTGCCCATAGAACACGCCTTGCGAGTCCTGCAACGGTATTTTTGCCGCTACAAACGCGGCATCAATGTAATCTCGGCAAAGGCCGTTGATATAACGCGGCGATGTCATCATGCCGCACACTTTTACAGATTTTGAGGTCACTCGTTTGCTCCGGGTGTTTAGGGGTGATTAGCCAATTGCAACAAAATCAGCCTGTCCGGTCGTTCCGGATGGGCTCACGTCCAAAACAACATCAGCTACAGCACTGAGCGAAACCACACTGTTGGTTGTGTGTGTGCCCGGCGTTGCAAACAACCGGATATACCGCTTGCGTGTTCCATCGTTGTTAACGTGGAATTTTGCAACGCGACCTGCTGAAGTGGACAACGTGACAGACAACTGCATCGTGCTGGTGCTGATGTCCGTAAAATCGGTTGTGGTGGTGGTGTCTGATTCTTGGATCTTGACCACAACAGGGGCGGCGTTTGTGTTGGCCGCCACTGAGGTTGTCAAAATGATCGTAGCAAAGTCTGCGTGTTTCATGTCTACGATTGTTCCAGCCACTGTTGCTGTAGCAG